AACTTATCATATACAGAGGTCAGTTTAAACATGATCGCTACGGTGAACCAGATAAAAAACAACAAGTCGCAGATTACAGTAAAACATTTAAATTCCGTGGACATCACTAATGAAAAGTTTTAAAGAATTTATGACAGAAGAAAAAGATAGCAGACTAGCTAAAGCTGGTGTATCTGGATTTAATAAAGCCAAACGTACTCCTTCTCATGCTACTAAGTCACATATTGTTGTTGCTAAAGATGGTGACAAAATCAAAACAATTCGCTTTGGCGAGCAAGGTGCTTCTACTGCAGGCGATCCTAAAAAGGGTGAGTCTGATAAGATGAAAGCCAAACGCAAATCGTTTAAGGCACGCCACGGCAAAAACATTGCTAAGGGTAAAATGTCAGCTGCATACTGGGCTGATAAAGAAAAGTGGTAACCCGCTTCTAATAAATAATACTAAATAAAAAATTCAATAAAGGTAAAACAAATGAAAAGCTTTAAAAAATTCTTATCTGTGCAAGAAGCAAAAGCAGGTTACTGTTCGGATGAGTGTTGTGGCTCAGACGTTAAAGCCGAAGATTGCCCTTGTCCTCCAACTTGCGCACACTGTGATTGTAACGCAGAAGTAAACGAAACATTTGATCCTAAACATCCAAAGGTTGTAGCTGCTCGTAAAGCACATAAAGCTGGTACATACGACGGTAATGTGGATAAGAATGGTAATGCTATTGTGCACATTAATGGTAAACCTCATACAGTAACTAAAGGTGATCCTGCTGCCAAAACCGAAGCTGTTGACGAAGGTTCAATTAAAGGTTCAGGTACAGATCGTAAATCTGTTTTAAAGAAAGCTTATCGTTCTGGTGAACAAGATACTCGCCAATTCAATACTCCAGGTGGCGCAGCTACTAATAAACCTAAGCGTGGATCTGATGCTACTGTTAAAAAAGCTTATCAAGCTGGTAGAGATTCTGAACATGGCGATAGTGCTTACAAAGGTAAGCGTCGTTCAAAGCCACAAGATACATTAGGTTATAAGAAGCCAAGCTACAACGAAGCAATCGAAGAAGGTATCTTAGATAACATTAAGAAAAAAGCTAATGATATTAGACGTAAAGTTGTAGGTCCAAACCAAGCAGAAAAAGATGCTGCTAGAAAGAAACAAATGGCTAAGCAGCATGACAGCACAATGGCGAGGATTGGTTCAGCTATGAGTGCAGTTGCTAAAAAAGATAAAGCTGCAGAAGTAGCTAGACTTAAGCAAGGCTTAAAAAATGTTCAAAATAAAAGAAACGAAGAAACAGAACAGCTTGACGAATTATCTCCTGAAACTTTAAAGAGCTATAAGAAAAAAGCTTTAAAGCAATATAAGCAATCAGCTAATAAAAGAAATCCTGGTGGCGGAGATTATGGATCAGCAACAAAGGCTGCTCAAGATAAACATCAAAAGAGATTTGATAAGCGCCATAAAGGTATTGGTTCAGAAATTAAACGTACAACTGATTCTGATATTCACTTAAAAGATCCAAAAGGTCTTGTAAGAAAAGATCCAAAATCAAATTCAATGACTGGTAAACCAGCACCTTATAAGAATAGAGCTGAATCTAAGGTTGATGAAGTACTTGATACTCCAAAGGCTATGGACAGCTATAGAGATAAAGCTAAGTATAGTAAAGATAAAGCCACTAATTCTGCGGTAGCAAATATTCTTCGTAAAGGCGACCATTCAGCAGATCTTAAAACTCGTGATAAGCGTGAAAAAGGTTTGAAAATGGCTGATCGTAATGCTACTAAAAAAACAGTTAAAGCATTACGTGGAGAATCAACTCTTGATGAAGCTACAATCAACCAATTAACTGCAGAATATGTTAACGAACATAATATTACTATGGTTGAGTTAGAAGCAATGTCACCAGAGCAACTTGACGAGATTATCGGAAAAGCACTTGGTGGTATAGCAAAGGCTGCAATTAAGACAGGAGCTGCTGCTGTAAGAGGCGGTAAGGCTGCTACACAAAGAGTATCAACTGCTGGAAGAGCTGATGCTGCTGAAAAGAAAGCCGATAAATTAGAAAAAAAGAAAGCTGATAGAGACCGCATTCAAGCTGCTAAAGACAGAGTACAAGCTGCAAAGGATTCTTTAAGAAATAAACAAGCAGCTGCGGCAAGTTAATAAATAGATTTAATAAAACCCTCTAAAGGAGAAAACAAATGGCACTATGGGGAAAGACAGACACACTAGCTGATGTTCCAACATGGTTATCGGCAGACACTGATAACACTAATGCTTCAAATGATAAAGATAACGCAATCTTTGTTGACGTTACAGAAGCTGGAATCGCTGCTAACAGAGCAAAAGGTATTAAAACTCCAGGTTGGAATCTACATATCACTGCTGGTGGTCGCACAAGAACTGAATGCTTAGTAGCAATGAAAGTTTCTGCAGCAGACGCTGGTGACTTAGGTATTACTGGTGATACAGTAGATGAAGATGCAATCGTAGCTGACGCATAAGATAAACGGTAAATTATGAAATTGACAGAATCAACCTTTCTGTTGTATGCATCGAAACATTACGAGAACCCTCAATGCTCAGATATTTCTGAGTTCGAAGAAGATCTCAAAAGGTTTCAGTATCTACGTAAACTATTTGGTAGATATAGACAAGATAATGATTTGAAAGAGAGGTTGATTCTGAACCACTTGATTATCATATATAATGTGTTCGGAGTAGAAGCAACAAATATGTTATTCATGAGGCTTCACGAGTTTCATGAGTATTTAGCACCATTCGTGGAATATTTAAATTTCATGCCTGAAACAGTTCAGTATGAGCAAATAGTATTACACAAAGAGAGTATAGTTTCAGATGAACATATTTCTGAAAAACTTAAAGGAATCTGACCTATGGTCGTCGACTTATTTTTAGTATATCAATTTATCAGAAGACTCGCTACACCTTTCAATAAGTGGAAAGCTTATGAAGCTGGTGTTATCGATGCTAATGGTAAAATACTAGTTAAGAAGAAAGATAGAGATTCTAAGCAAAAGAAAGCTTGGGGAATCTTTGACCGTATGATTGCTAATTTAAAGAAGCTACTTGCCAAAGTTCCTGGTGGTTCATCTAAGTTTGCTTCATACGCTGCAGCTCTGTTCCTTATTAAAGAATACAAAGCATTTACAGATGAGTCATTACTTAATGAAGATATAACTGATGAACAATTAGAAGAATCTTTATTATTATTTAATGACCGATATGTCAATTATATCAATGAATCTATGAATGTCAAGGCTTTAAATGAAAAAGCTGAAACTTTTTTAGCTATGGTCGAAGATAAAGGCCCTTGCTGGAGCACTCATAAACAAGTTGGTATGAAGAAAAAAGGGAATAGAATAGTTCCTAACTGCGTTCCAAAAGAAGCATTTGGACGAGCAAGATTAAGACAGAATTTAGCAAAGCAAGGTATGGATGTCGACAAAGTACATTCAGACAATGTTAAAGATGCTGATGCTGCAAAGAAAAGAGCTAAAGCTGCTTCTAAAGATTTAGCTTCATTCAGAAAAAAGAACGGCATCAATACTGCACCAGTAGCAAATGAAGAGCCAGCTAATAACGCTGGTTCAGGTAATATTGCTGGTATGGACGCTGGTCATATGTCTAAAGCAGGACAAAAGAAATGGACCAAGTCTAATAAATCAGATAAAAAGAAAAATCTAAGAGATATTATGGGAGTGCCTACAAAATGATTACACTAGAACAATTCAGTGCTATGATTCCTCGAAACAAAGAAGCAGAAGAGTGGTACGAAGCTGCTCTTGTTTTATTTGAAGAATACGAAATTAATACACCATTACGTATTGCAGGTTTTATGGCACAGTGCGCACATGAGTCGGCAGACTTTACACGCCTTGAAGAGAACTTGAACTATAGCGAAAAAGCACTTAATGGTGTGTTTGGTCGTTATTTTGGAAAAGGAAAAAGAGATGCGAAAGATTATGCGCGCGATCCTAAAAAGATTGCAAACTACGTCTACCAAGATGAATTCCGCTCTAAACGAGGCGCACTCGGTAATACCAATGCCGGTGATGGGTGGCGATTTAGGGGTCGTGGCATTAAGCAACTTACAGGCCGCAACAATTATAAAGCATTTGGAAAATCAGTCGGAATCACACCAGAAGAAGCAGCAGAATACGTAGCTACTCCTAAAGGTGCTATTGAGTCAGCTTGCTGGTTTTGGAAAACAAACAAATTAGAAAAGTACGCTGATAAAGATGATAACTTAGGTTTAACTAAGAAAATCAACGGTGGTACTATTGGTCTTGAGGATCGAAATAGACGGTATGAAGAAGCTAAAGCTATATTGGGTGGAAAATCTCTTCCTAAAAAGAAAGCAACATCTGGAACCCGTACACTCCGCAAAGGTATGCAAGGCGATGATGTTAAGAAAATGCAGAAGGCTCTCGGCGTTGCAGCTGATGGCGATTTTGGATTTGGAACACAAACGGCAGTTAAAAAGTGGCAAACAAAAAATGGTTTAGTAGCAGATGGTATCGTAGGACCTGCTACTCAGGCTAAGATGTTTGGATAATTATAAATAAACTAACAATATAAGATTAAACAAAGGAGATTAACATGTCTTTAGAAAAGATCATAGAAGAAGCAATGGCAGGTCGTCCACTCGAAATGAAAGAAGCATTCGAGGAAGAGATCCAAGCACGTGTACAAGCTGCATTAGAGCAAAAATACGTCGAAATGATGGAAGCAAAAGCTGACGAAGATGACGACGAAGATGAAGATGATGCAGATGAGGACGAAGATGAAGATGAAGATGATGACGAAGAAGATGACAAAAAAATCGGAAACGAAATGAAGAAACTTCACGCATCAGCTTGTTCTAAAACAGAAATGTATAGCAAAATGAAAGAAAAGTATGGCTGCGATAAAGGTAAATTCGAAGGCCTATACGCTTCTTATTGCAATTCTTAATTAAAAGGTAATTAATTATGCCAGCTTTTATATACGTCGGCGTAATGTTTTTAGCTATGGGTGGTGCTGGTGCTTGGTACTATGACACCACCCAAACTAAAATAGAAACGTTGACTCAATACAACGCTACATTAACAGCAAATATTGAACAAGTCGAGAGTGTTAATAAAACTAATATTGATACTATAGCTCGTATGGAATCGAATTTTAAACAACAGCAAGAGCAGTTTCAAAACCTGCAAGAAAGCTTTAGTAAAATTCGTTCACAAAACAATCAACTAAAAGATAGATTAGGTAAGCACGATTTAGGTGCTCTTGCCTCAGCTAAACCTGCGTTGGTTGAGAAAATACTTAACGGAGCTTCTAAGAAAGCATTTCGATGTTTTGAAATTGTGTCTGGAGCAACATTGACTGAAAAAGAAAGGAGCGCAAAAAATGGTAAAGCATTTAATAGCGAGTGTCCTTGGGTTTGGGATGATCTTGTCGCTAACGGCGTGCTCGTCGACCCCAGTAGCACCACCAGCGAAGATAATAACTGAGACTGAATACGTAACACCACCAAAACCGATTGTTCCTAATCCTGATGAGTTAGAACTTAGGGATATAGATTTTATTGTAATTACACCAGATAACATTGATGAGATCTGGCCAACGATTAGTAAAGATCAAGTTTTAGTTGCAGTTACTACAGAAGGTTATGAAAAAATAGCATTGAACTTAGCAGATCTAAGAGGATATATTGCTCAACAAAAGCAAATTATTTTGCTATATGAAGCCGTATGGGAGGCCGAGTAATATAAATATACATGAAAGCTAAAGTATACCATGTTGGTTTCTTGATTTAAGGGCTTCTATTGAGGTCCTTTTTTTTATATTATCCCTATTAATTGGAGTTCGCCACGCAGCCTCCGTAATCAAAAGGCAAGGATTGTAAATTGAAAAAAGAAGAAAAA